GACGTTTACTAAATTGCTTCCTACGTAGAGGCCTGTAGGTATAGTGGCTTCAGTTATGGATGCGTCCGCAACAATTTGGGAATAAGAACTGGAGTAAGTTTTGTATCCTGCAAATTCTGTCGAAACACTATAAAACTGGCCAGTTGTGTTTTCATACGCTTCGCCGTCGTCAAGAAGCGTATGGTCAAACCACAACAAAAAGCTAGAAAGAGCTTGGTTGTCATATTGTGCTTTCATTTTAGTTTATTTCGCGCTTTGTCAAGTATTTTAATTATATAAGGAGTAGGAGAAAATTTAATAAAATTAATTTGCCTTTTTGTCTGTATCGCAACTCCCGAACGACTATATTTATCATATAAAAAACCAGACCCTTTTCGGGGCTGGAAAACTGTTTGGCTGTAATTAGTTATGCCTTTTTCTACTCCCTTTACCCAGCTTTTTGTGCTCCAAGGTAACGGCGTAACTGAATATATTTCCATATCGCTAGGAACTGTAATATCAAATTGTATCTTAAAGGTGTTATTCTTTACTTTTAAAACTTTCCCCTTTTTGCTAGTAAGATTAAAAGAATTTTCTAAAGCCTCTCTTAGTATCATTAATGGCTGAGAACCTTTTTCAAATCCTAAAAAACCAAAAAAGTTCCCCCTACCTCCCAACAAGCTACTGCCTCCTCCTGAAGGACCTTTTCGAATTTCTTTAGTTACCTCATGCTTATCAAACTCGCTTAAAACTTCTTTTTTTATTAGGTTGGCTTTCTTTCTGGCTTCTCTTTGCGCAAATTTTTCTAAATTTTTAGGAACCTCAACAGTAATCTTTTTGAGGATCTTATTAATATCTAGTCGACTTCTTTTAGCCATTAAGTTGTAGCCTCCAAATAATATACATAATACGTTTGACCTATAAAAAATCTGGCTCCATCTGTACTCACTACATTAAAAAAACTTCCATCTATTTCTACGGACTCAGTTTTTCCCTTATCTATATAATTTTTACAATCGGCTTCAACCTTTATTCGAACATCCCCTTTTTCTATCATAACTTTAAGCTCGTCTTGATACTCTAAAGGTTGGTTTTCTTTATAATTTATGATTGCGCTAAACGACTGACTGACAGGAGTATAGGTAACTGTTTCTTTTGGCGCACTATAACCTGCATAAATATTTTGATCCGCTGTTAAAGTAATAGTTTTTTCGGGCTCTTTATGTACAGTGATCGTTGTTTTAAATGTGTCAAAATGATCGGCGAGAGCTGATTTGAACTCTGTAGCTGCAGCTGCTGGAATTAAAGAAGCCATTAGAATATTCCATTAGTTGATACTCTATTATAAGCATATCCTTGATTATTCATGGCATACTCTCCTCTAACCGTATCGTCTCCGGCTACTTGAACTGGGGTGGACTTTCTTAATTTATAAGCGTTAACTAAATCTGTCAGCTCTTGATACTCTTCTCTTTTTAAAGATAAATAAGTTTTACTTAATTCATTTTTATTAATTTTTCTCACTCTAGATCCGTCAGATGCAACCTCCACTATTGGATCAGTAGAAGCCGCCCCGATAGTGCTTCGAATTTGCTTATCGTAGTAATGAACAATGTACATTTTCTTCAAAATAGCAGCTTCTTCAGGCTGAATTGAAACTATAGCAGGGTCAGACGATTGCCCATCATTGCCGCTAATTGATAAACCCAAAGCTCCCGTTCCTTCATTAAATGCTTGAGGCTCGTATTCGGGATTGATGAAGCTTCCGGAAAATTCATAAGCGTCGCTGCCAACGCTACTAATCTTAAAAGTGGTATTAAGCCTATTGTTTAATTCGCCTACATTGCTCCTAATCCAAAAAGAAATGGCGGGAATAGAAATACTTGAGGGTTCTCCGAGTTCCCTATAAAGTTCGTCTGCAATATCGACAATTTTCATATAGTATAAATTACACTATATGCAGTTTTTTTGGAAAATTAAGTATGTTCGGCCGGTCTTTCCCCTAAAACCGAAGTATCCCACACGGCACGAACTTCAGCTTCTGAAGTAGCGTCGTTAAGAGTCGTGTTATTTGTCACATCTCTTAAAGCTTGTTTTTTAGTGGCGATTTCTGTTTTTTTAGATGCATCTCCTGCTTCGTCAGCGCGTTGATAATCAATATCTAACGCTTCTAAAAGAGGTTTACGAACTTGACGAAAACGCTCCTTTTGGAGCTCTTTAGCTTTTGGGATATTTACTCCGATTGACATAATTTATTACTCCGAATACTCCCAAGCGTTTCTGAAATACCTATCGGCGGGGAGGTCGCCAGTAGAAATAATTTGAAAAGGAACTCCTGCGGGTACGTCTTTAGCGGCGATTCTGGCCATAAACTCTTCATGGGTTTCGCCTCGTTCGACGGCTTGAGGAGCCGGGACAACTACTGCGACACCGCTGTAACTCTCCCCTTCTGCGGGAGCCGTTGGATAAATAATTCTTCCTGTGATGTCCATTTCTTTTTATTACACTTATTTTAGTTTTTTTTGGCTAAAAGTCAATTTTTTTAATTCCCAAAAACTATTACATCACATAATGATGCGTCTGGATAAGTAGTGCTATTATACGCTTCCAATCTAACAGATGTAGTTGTTCTAGTATTTAATCCTCCAGCAAAATGATTGTTAAAACCAGCAGCTGCATCGCTATCGTAGGAATTTGTGTACATAACTGCCGAGTAGTTGGCATCAGTTAGTGCTGTAGCAAAATTTACAGTGTACCTTCCTGTGCCGTGATCAGTCATACTAGATACATTATAACTTGAGCCAATCATATCACCCGCAGCTTCAGTTCCGTCAAAATGCACCCACGCTTTTGCAATTCGCGCTTGGTTTATCCCGCCCGTTCCTACATCAACTCCATCGGCGTCGGAGTTGACGACGATGTGTTTGTTGACATCTCCTGCTTGGGTTGAGTGTGCGGAAGTTGGCGGGGTGAAGTTTGAAGTATAGCGCGCAAGCCCTTTTGTAATACGGAAATCATCAAGGTACCCATTCCAGTACCGAATATAGCCACCGCCAGAATACCAAAAAACTCCTATCTTCTTAGTGTTATGACCGTTCGTGATACTCCCAGTAGCAGTGCTGCCTTCTTGAGTTCCGTTTAAAAATAATTTATAACTCCCATCAGAACCAGAAAACGCTATATGATACCACTGACCGGTTGACATTGTCGTCGTGCCGGTTATGTCTGCTCCGTCTCCGCTCATGTTGACTTTTACTACATTACTATCAAGTTTTTCGATTGATATCCCGCTACTAGCTCCACTATAGTCAGAATAAAAGCATATATGAGAACCTATTCCTCCGAGTAGATAGACCCAAAATTCAATAGTGCAAGTTGCGCCATCAAGATCCAATTCACTATTAGTGACCTCCAAATGGTCGCTATCGCCATCCAATAGAAGACTGCTTCCGCCGAACTTACTTTGCGCTGTAGATATTTGAGCAGTGCCAGCAAAAGATACTGTATTATTGGTATTACTGTTGTCAGTTGTTGAAGTTGCTCCGTTCGACCCATCAAAAGGCAAGAGAAGCTTCACTTTCGGAAAATGCACATCCCCAACCGTAGCCCCGGTCAACTTAAACTGTCTTATATCTGGCGCGTTAAAACTCATTTGCCTTCCTTGCTTTTATTATCTTTATTTTTCATTTTTTAATTCCCAAAAACTGTTACCGTCACATCATTAGGGTCTGAATATCCTATGCTACTTGTTCCTGAATAATTTGTAACAAAAGAAAATCCATCAGTCGCATATGTGGTGCCTCTAATAACGAAAGGGGTTGTTTGATCTGACCCTGTACTAACTGTTCCTGCAGCTGTATAACTTGTGCTAGTCATGTTTGTGGAAAAGTTAATTTTATATAATCCTGTGCCTCTATCAGTCACACTGCTTATGTTATATGATTCCAAGGTGGTAACAGCTGTTCCATCAAAGTGCACCCACGCTTTTGCAATCCGAGCTTGGTTAGTTGTCCCATCATAGTCCACTCTAACTCCAGTAGCATCAGCGTCTAATACTACAGGCAAGTTTCCATCTCCTCCAGTTGTTTCATGTGCAGAAGTCGGAGGCGTAAAGTTCGTGCCATAACGAGCAAGACCTTTAGTCATTCTAAGATCGTCTATATGCCCGTTAAAATACCACTCTAAAGTTGGGCTACCAGTTGAAGCATCATTAAATACCCCAACTCTAAAAGGGTCCTCAGAGCCTCTTAAAGCTGTAGTAGAGGCAGATACAGAAATTACCGACGTGCCATCTATATATACTTTTATCGTTGTGCCGCTTCTTTCTAGTGCGATATGATACCAAGTACCAGTAGAAGGTGACCAAGAATAACTCGCATCGAGATTACCGCCTAAATAATAACCTAACCTTAAAAGACTGCTACTGTTAAAGTGTGTTAAATAGTAAGACATTGAGCTTGCCGTACCATTTGCCCAATGGCTAAATATAGTGTTGTTGCCCAAAGCTGCAAATCTAATCCAGCATTCAACAGTAAAATTTCCAGTGCCAAAATCAAATGAGCCGTGGTCTGCGACTTGAATATAATCACTATTTCCATCTAACAAAAGACTAGCTGTTCCAAATTTCTTTTGAGCTGTATCTAGCTGAGCTGTACCGGCAAAAGTTACTGTATGAGAATTATCACTTTCGTCAGTAGTGGCAGTTGCCGCATCTGAACCGTTAAAAGGAATAAGAAGGGATACTCTGTTGAAATCAGTCTCTCCTGAAGACTGACCTGCGACCTTGATTTTATCTAGTTTAAATTCTTTCATTTTTAATTCCCGAAAACTTGTATCATTACGTACGCATTATCTGTGTCAGTATCGGACGGATCGTTCAGCGTAACTCCTACTTTACTAGCAGTGAAAGGTGTGCTTTCTCCCGATATAGTTCCAAACATAGGAATGCCCCAAGTCACAGTGTTCCAACCCGAGCTGACGGTCGCACAATAATTAGTGTCTGACATCACTGCTGAAAAGTTAGCTACGTAGAATCCAGTTGCTTGATCCGTAATACTACTTACGTTGTAACTGTCTCTAATTGCTACAGTCCCCGTTCCGTTAAAATTTACCCACGCTTTAGAAGTCTTTTTTTGGTTAGACGTCCCAACATGATCTACTCTAACTCCAGTAGCATCAGCATCTATTACTAAAGGTAAATTTACATCTCCGGCAGAAGTTAAATGCGCGGAAGTTGGCGCGGTGAAATTTGATGTATAACGAGCAAGTCCATTCGTTATGCGAACATCATCTATATAACCCTTAAAATAATGAGATGCCGTATTCTGGCCTCTCGCTCCAATTTGAAGAGCGCTGTTTTCATCTCGCATAGCGCTAGAGCTGGTTGCTGTGGCAACAGAAGTGCCATTTAAAAATACTTTGAAATTACTTCCTGCTCTGCTTACTGCAAAATGATGCCAAGTGCTTGCAGATAAAGTAGCGATAGCTAAATTGTCCAACACATCCCAATCTCCTGCGGTGGTAGAGTCTAAAGCAGCGCCTATATAATATGTCCCACTGTCTTTTTTAACCGCCGTCCAAAACGGCCCGGTTCCCGCTGCGCTCCCATTGCCCATATCTAATAAAGTGTTATAAGTTTCACTTGAGGAAGAGTCAAAATAAAACCAGCACTCTATAGTAAAATCATTACTACCAAAATCAAAATAATCTTGATTAGCGACTTGTAAATAATCTCCCGCCCCATCTAGCAAAAGACTACTCCCCCCGAACTTGCTTTGCGCTGTAGATATTTGCGCGTTCCCGTTAAAAGTAATTGAATTACCTTCATCACTACTGTCACTAGTTGACGTTGCGCTGTTCGAACCATTTAAAGGCAACAGAAGCTTCACTTTCGAAAAATGCGCATCCCCGGCCGTCCTGCCAGTCGCTTTAACATTACTTAGTTTAAATTCTCTCATTTTTTTAATTCCCGAAAATTAATATTGACACTTGTTCCTGATCGAAATAAGTAACCGAAGTCGTTTCAGGTTCAACTGTTGCTACTCTGAATTGAGTTGTAGTAAGAGGCGTGCTTCCAGATACATCTTTATACAAAGGCATTCCCCATGTATGATCGATATAACCGGTCATCGCGACGGCCGCACCGTTCGTATCAGATAAAGCTGTAGATAAATTTGCCGTATAATCTCCCGTTCCATTATCTGTAATGCTGCTTATGTTGTAGCTGCTTCTAATCGCTACAGTGCTCGTCCCATTGAAGTTCACCCACGCTTTTGCAATCCGCACTGGATTTATACCACCTGTTCCAACTATGACCCCATCAGCATCTTCGTTAACAATGACTTGCTTGAGAGAATCACCTCCAGTAGTTAGATGCGCAGTAGTCGGTGCAGTAAAGTTAGACGTATACCTAGCTAAACCTTTTGTTATTCTTAAATCGTCCAAGTAATATTGAGCTCGTCCGGACGCGCCCCCACTAAGCTGATCCCCAAAAGCCATACCAGCCGTCCTCCCGAACTGGCCTGTATAGCTTTGCGTATTAGACTCAGCAGTACCATTTATGTATATTTTTAAAGTACCGCTATGCCTAACACAAGCTATATGCGTCCACGCTCCAGTAGACACCGCAGGATTAGCTGTGGAAAACTTGCTAGTATTAGCGTAGTACCAATCAAGTCTCCCCGCAGTTCCAGCGGAAGTTTTTCCCGTCCATATTTGGTGTCGATAACTACCGCTAGACTGCCATTGGTCAAATAACGCATAACTCTGAGAAAAATCAGTGAAATAGTACCAAGCTTCCATGGTAAAATCTCCAGTACCCATATTAAAGCCGTCACTAGAAGAAAGTTCTATGCCGTCAGCAACATATATACTAGTAGCGCCAAATTTTTTTTGAGTATTACTTAATTGATCTCCTGAGCCATAAGAAATAGTAAGATTTTTATTACTTGCGTCCAATCCTGTCGTGGTGGTAGCCGTGTCACTACCATCGAAATTGAACATCGCAGTCACTTTTGAAAAATGCGTGTCTCCAGCTTCTGTTGTCGCGGACGGTTTTAATTGTCCTAGTCTTAATTTTTGTAAATTCATTAGTATATGTGTCTTACCATTATTTTATCTCCACTTGCTATTTCCCCGCTCGTAAAGTAAAGTCCTGTAGCAGCAGTGACAGAAAAGTTTGCACCGCTATCCTGTACTAAGCCATTAACGAAAACGAAAATTTCATCCGCGGTTGAAATTGATCGACTCATTCCAAATCCACTAACCACACCATCTCCAGTGAATCTTTCGGTTAAATAACTAATATCTGCCGAAGCTCCCGCTGCTCCCGCAGGCCCAGTTGCCCCCGAAGGCCCTAAAGCTAAATGCCGGAAACTAATTTCATGCCCGCTTACAACTCCTGCTGTAAAAGAAACTCCGGTTGTTCCTGCCAATGTATAATCTATAATTGGAGTTTGAATCAAACCCTCAACTGATACCAGCACATCCCTTGCATTAGAGACGTTTTCTGAAAGTAAATAATTAGTCGTGGTTCCATCCCCAGTATATACTTGATCGAAAGCTATACCTTGCCCCAACGCGCCTAATTGAGTAACGTTTACATAAAGTCTATCGGGAGTAAAAGTATTGTCTGACAATTTCTTGATCATCAACTGAGAATTAGACAATTTTTCTATGCCGTAATCCACATCACTGTCATCTATGCCGCCAATTTGACCAATATATTTAGCTGCAGTGATATTTTCTGATGTTGGAAAAGCAGCGCTCGGAGCAGTAAAACTAGAAGTATATCGCGCTACCCCTAAAGTAACCCTAACATCGTCATAATACCCTTCATTTGTTCTATTAGAGGTTGAATTATATCCTCGACCTAACCAATGATACTGGCTAGCTGTATTCAAGGCACTGCTACCCAAGTCCGCTGTCCAATATAGTGTACCATTTTGAAAAGAGTACCAAGTGCTACCACTTCGCACTAAAGCTCTATGCACCCACTGGTCATCTAATTTGTCTCCGACTTCTACGGCGTTTGCAATATTCCAACTAGAGCCGTTCGAAGACGAGTATAATTTGATCTTAGTGCCACCATTATAATATCCATATAAAATGCTATGCCAAACATAATTCGTACTGCTTGCATTAAACCCGATAGAAATAGAGTCGTTATATCTTGTGTCTATATATTCCCAGAATTCTATAGTAAAGTCTCCGGCGAAAGAAAAACTTCCACCTATTTGACAAGCATTACTGCTTCCGGGAACGTACAAACTCGTTCCCCCAAATTTAGATTGTGTTGTGGATAATACAACACTACTATTCAAAGTTATAGTTCTACCACTATCACTTGAATCTGAGGTTGAAGTAGCTCCGTTTGACCCATCGAATGGAAGAAGTAGGCTTACATCAGAAAAATTTGCATCTCCTACGACAGTGTCTCTCTCCTCTATAACACTAACATCGAATTTATTATCGGCGAGATCTAAATTAGAAATTGTGCCGCTTGAGTTTTGCAAGATCCCAGTTCCTGTCCCTCCTAAAGTTAGACCGGTGAAATATCCTTGTTCAACAGATTGATGACCTGATAAAACAGAAGTGTTGAAAGTTGTTTCTACTGCATTTCCTGCTGAGTTAACTGTTAAAACTTTATTCGCGGTAAATGATCCCGGTGTATCGCTTAAGCCAACGAATGTGGACGAACCTCCTCCACCACCTCCGCCGCCACCTTCAAATACAGAACCGCTTTGATATATAGTGCCGGAGATTTCTACGTCGCCAACAACATGAAGCTTTCTGCTTGCTAGATTATTGCTAGTTCCTACATTTAATCCCTGAGTGAAACTCTCAAGTATTGTCGTGTCGGCAAAGTCACCGGTCATCGAAGTATCAATTAAACTACCGGTTTCGCTGTCCAAGGTAGCAAGACCACTGAGAGTTGATATCTCCGAAGTAAGAGTTTGACCTGTGGTTATCAAGTTACTGGTCAACGTAGTAATATCGCTATCATTACTCGTAATCTGCGTTTGCAAAGTTTGCCCAGTGGTAACTAAATTAGATGTTAAAGTGGTTATGTCACCGTCATTGCTAGTTATTTGTGTCTGTAAAGTTTGACCGGTAGTAATGAGGTTCCCACTAATATCATCAACAACTGCCCCGGTTGAAACTAGGTTAGAGGAAACCGTATTAATGTTAGTTGTTAAAGTTTGCCCAGTAGTAATCAAGTTACTAGTCAAAGTAGAAATATCAGAGTCATTACTAGTTATCTGCGTTTGCAGGGTCTGACCAGTGGTAATCAGATTACCACTAATATCGTCCACTACTGAACCTGTTGAAACTAAATTTGATGACACGCTCGAAACGTCAGCGTCTGAAGCGAATTGACCTGTATTTCCAGTCGTAATAAATCCGGATGCAGTTAAATCTCCAACCGATCCATCTGCTCCTGCGGCTCCCGCAGCTCCACTCGGACCTAAAGCAAGATGTCGTATATCTACTAAATGCCCACTAGTAACTGCTGTAGTGAATGAGACCCCGGTTGTTCCGGCTAAAGTATAATCAGTTGCAGGAATCTGAACCAAACCTTCTACGGAAACTAAAACATCTCTTACATTATCAACCGCACTAGGTATAGCAAAATTAGTTGTAGTTCCATCTCCAGTATAAAATTCATTAAATGCTATCCCTTTACCTAAAGCCCCTAATTTATTTACGTTTACGTAGAGTCTATCAGGGGTAAAATCATTACTCGACAACTTTTTAATCATTAGTTGCGAATTGGATAATTTTTCTATTCCATAATCTACATCGCTATCATCTATGCCACCTATTTGTCCTATGTATTTATTTTCTGTTATATTTCCTTGAAAGCTGGTAGGAGGAGTAAAATTAGATGTGTATCTAGCAGCTGTGGTAATTCGGAACAGGTCTATGAATGCATCTAGACGATTTAAATGCTCCTGACCTGCAGCACTATAGGTTCCAATGTGAAGGGGCCTATTACCTCCGTTTGGCAAAGCAGCAGATAAAGTGACAGAGGCGTGAGAGGAAGTACCGTTTACATAAACCTTGAGGTCATTGCCGTTCCTTACTGCGGCCATGTGATACCAAGTGTTGTTTGAAAGCGTTATCGTCTCAGTGGCTATTACAGCTGGAGTTCCGTAAGTTTGAAACCTTATAAAAGAGCCGTCTACTTGGAACCACCATCCGTTGTGTCCATTTCCCGCGCTACACATGAAGCCAGCATCATTTTGATAGTACATCCAAGCTTCTATAGTCCAGTCTGATGACATTGCTGTGTAGTCAGCACTGTATGGGAATGTCACGTAGTCACCGTTTGTGTCTAAACTGGCGCTTCCTTCTTTGGCTTGAGAGGTGCTTCTCGCGGCAGAGCCTGCTGCCGTAGCTGTTACAGCATTATCACTCTCATCGTTAATATTAGTTTCGTAAGTGCACTGCAGCTCTACTGAACTAAGAAACGCATCTCCAACAGAAGAGTCTCTCTCTTCTATAACGCTAACGTCAAATTTATTATCAGCAAGGTCTAAATTAGAGATTGTACCGCTTGCATTTTGTAATATGCCAGTCCCTGTTCCCCCTAAAGTTAAGCCGGTGAAGTATCCCTGATCAACAGATTGATAACCAGACTGGATAGTATCTACCATCTCAATAGCGTTCCCTGCCGAATTTACAGACAAGTATTTATTGGCTGTAAAGCTTCCCGGAGTATCACTTAAGCCTACAAACGTAGACGAACCACCACCGCCTCCGCCGCCGCCCTCAAATACTGAGCCACTTTGATATATAGTTCCTGAAATCTCTATATCACCAACGACGTGCAATTTTCTGTCTGTTAAATTAGAACTAGTACCAACGTTTAACCCTTGAGCAAAACTTTCAAGTATTGTCGTGTTGGCAAAGTCACCGGTCATTGACGTATCAATTAGATTACCAGTTTCGCTATCTAAAGTAGCGAGGCCACTGAGCGTTGATATCTCCGAAGTAAGGGTCTGACCCGTAGTTATTAAATTACTGGTTAGCGTACTAATATCGCTATCGTTACTCGTAATCTGCGTCTGCAAAGTTTGACCGGTAGTAATCAGATTTCCACTAATGTCGTCCACTACTGAGCCTGTTGTTATTAGGTTGCCGCTAATATCGTCAACGATACTCCCTGTTGAAACTAAGTTTGATGATACGCTCGAAACGTCAGCGTCTGAAGCAAACTGGCCCGTATTTCCGGTTGTAATAAATCCAGATGCAGTTAAATCTCCAGCCGATCCATCTGCTCCTGCAGCGCCACTCACCCCAACTATATGCCTAGCCTCCACAAAATACCCACTAGTAACACTAGTGTTAAAAAATAATCCAGTATTCCCCACGATACTATAATCAGTATCTGGCCTTTGAAGAATACCATTTATAGATACTAATAAATCTTTTGTAGAAGTGACTGCGGTAGGAGTTAGCAAAAATCCTGAAACTGATCCATCTCCTGTGAAAATATCAGTACTATTTATACCTCCAACAGTTTCTGTAAATTCTAGAGCGTTGCCTGCTGAATTAACTCTAACATATTTATTGGCTGTAAAACTTCCCGGGGTATCACTCAACCCGACAAAAGTAGACGAACCACCACCGCCGCCTCCACCACCACCTTCAAACACTGAACCACTTTGGAATATAGTACCAGAGATTTCAACGTCACCGACAACATGAAGTTTTCTATTTGCTAGATTGCTACTTGTTCCTACATTTAAGCCTTGAGCAAAACTTTCGAGTATTGTTGTATCGGCGAAATCACCTGTCATTGATGTGTCGATCAAGCTTCCTGTTTCACTATCTAAAGTAGCAAGGCCACTAAGGGTCGATATTTCTGAAGTAAGAGTCTGACCTGTAGTTCCCAGATTGCTTGTCAGCGTGGATATATCACTATCATTACTTGTGATTTGAGTCTGTAAAGTCTGTCCGGTAGTAATTAAATTTCCGCTAACATCATCAGTCACCTTGCCAGTTGAGACTAAGTTAGTTGATACTGTATTGATGCTTGTAGTTAAAGTTTGACCGGTGGTTACTAGATTACTTGTTAAAGTAGTAATGTCTCCGTCATTACTAGTGATTTGTGTTTGGAGAGTCTGCCCAGTTGTTATTAAGTTACCACTTAGTTCGTTAAAGTCTTGAGCTGACCCCCCTATCGCTATGCCTGATACTACCGCTATTTCTGACGTTAAAGTCTGCCCTGTTGTAATTAAATTTGATGTTAAGGTCGTTATATCCGCATCCGAAGCAAATTGTCCAGTTACTGAGTTATCTATTAAATTACCTGTATCATCATAAATCTTAACGTTAGCTCCCATGTTGCCATGAACACCACATGCGTAAGTAAGAGAACTAGGAGCTGACTGAGGAACGCGGAAGTAAAGTATTCCACCGTTTTGTGCTCTTGAGTTTGTTATGCCGGACGTATACTCGTGTGTATAAGCTCCTCCGTTACCTTGAGTAACAAAAATAAAAGGATGCCCGTTGGTACTAGAATCTGTGGTAAACTTGTAAGTGTTACCTCTTTGGAGATTAATTTCTAATTTTTGAACTTGAGAAGTCGTAGTGTGACTTCCCGCTGTTATCTCGCTTAAAGAATACGCTCCTCCTGCTGCAGTTACATTAAATTGAGTTGAATAAGTACCACTCGCACTTTCTTCTGTCAGATAATCTCCTGTCGGTCCCTGTAAAGTAGTTATCTGGGTTTGTAAAGTCTGCCCAGTTGTGATCAAGTTCCCACTAACGTCATCAACTACGTTACCTGTTGAAACCAAATTACTGGATACACTGTTTATGTTTGTTGTTAGAGTCTGTCCGGTGGTAACTAAATTAGCTGACGTAGCAAAAACTCCTGTTTCGGCATCTGTAACCAAATTCCCCGATTCTAAAAATTCGACAGCATTTCCTGCTGAATTAACAGCGAGCAACCTACTAGCTGTCAAAGCGCCGGGAGTATCACTCAACCCAACAAATGTTGAACTTCCCCCTCCTCCTGCGCTTACTCCTGAGAATATCAAGCCATCTCTGGCGGCATTTACTACAACAGATTGGCCTACTGCGCCCAAACTACCCGGGGTGTCATCCAAATCAAGAAAGTTTACTGCAAAATCCCCAGTCATGGAGGTGTCAATCAAACTACCAGTTTCCGAATCGAGCGTTACAACCCCACTTAATGTATCAATTTTTGCATCTAAAGTGTTACCAGTTGACGTTAGATTTGACGTTAGTGTAGATATGTCCGTATCGTTAGAAGTTATTTGCGCTTGTAAGGTTTGGCCCGTTGTAACAAGATTTGCAGCTTCGGCGAAAACTCCTGTTTGATTTTGTTTAACAGCCAAGCTTCCCTCAATCGCGAGAGGAAAATTAACTTCAAAGTGATCAGTGGAATCATTAAATAAGATATTAGCGTCGGTAGAGCTTCCTCTATCTATAACAAGACCTCCCGAACTGAGTGTTATACCCGCTCCATCTTCTCCGCTATTCAACAAAATTATATTGTCTTTAATCGCTGTGTCGGTTGTTTCAACAATTGTACGAGTGCCAGTGACTGTTAAGTTCTTAATTGAAACGTCGCCGAAAGCAATAGTTCCTGTTGTATCGAATTTTATTCCTCCTTCGGGCGGAGATGATAAAGTTGCTTCGCTTCCTATTTTGATTGAGTCTGACGATACAATTAAATCGTCAAAATGACCGCTTCTAAACGGTAAAGACGGAGACCCTAAATTTATAGTCCCGCTTGTGTTAGGTAAGATTTCCCCTGAAATTGTTCCTCCCGTTTTGTTAAATTTTACATTTTGTATTTCTCCAGTAGCGAGCTGTAAAGCAGAAATATCCGTATCGTTATTAGTAATTTGTGATTGTAAATTATTTCCTGTCGATATTAAATTCCCGCTTAAAGTATCAATGTCATTTTCAAGATTTTGTCCCGTCGTTATTAAATTTCCGCTTAAGGTGTCTCTTTTGTCATCTAAAGTATTTCCGGAAGAAATTAGATTACCACTTAAAGTATCTCTTAAAGAATCCAAATGATTACCTGTGGATATAATAGTATTTCCAAGAGTGGTTCCTGTCGTTATTAAATTGCCACTTAAAGTAGAGATATCAGCATCATTGTTTATAATTTGAGACTCTAAATTATTTCCGGAAGAAATAAGATTTCCGCTAAGGATATCTCTTAATGAGTCTAATTTATTCCCTGTAGAAACGAGGTTTGTATTAATAGAAGCAATATCTGAATCATTACTTGTAATTTGACTTTGAAGATTATTGCCAGTCGAAATAAGATTCCCGCTTAAAGTATCGCGAGCGGCGTCTAAAGCATTTCCGGTGGAAATTAAGTCTCCGCTTAAGGCATCTCTTTGGGAATTTAATGTATTTCCTGTAGTTATGAGATCATGGTCAGTTGCGAAAACCCCGGAATTTAAATATACAAGAGACTCGCTTGCCGAATTGACAGCCACTAACCCCCCATTAGCTGGAAATTCAGTTTGTAAAGAAGAATAGTCATTGGGGGCATCAACTAAGCCTGTGAACTTGACTGCTCCACCGCCTTCTCCGCCTACGCCAGTAACAGGAGGAATGTCATAAGAAATTCCATCTCCAGCGCTATTTACTTTTAAATATTTCCCTTGGTTTCCTGCTAATGTTACATCATCTAAATCTTTTATATGAGTAGCAAAATTGCCGGTCATAGAATGAAAAACAGACAAGCCGCTCAAGGTGTTTACTTCCGTAGTAAGGTATGATCCTGTTGAAGCAAGATTGGTCGTTAAGGTTTGGCCAGTAGTTATTAAATTAGCGGCTACTGTAGACCCTGTCGATTGTAAATTAGTTGTAAGATTAGCGATATCTGTGTCATTGGTAGTAATTTGGCCCTGTAATGTTTGTCCTGTTACTACAAGGTTGGGGGCTAGCGCTAACTCGCTCCCGTCTACCGCAATAGGAAAGTTTAATTCAAACCTATCAGTATTATCGTTAAAAAGTATTGTAGCATTCTCTAGAGTTCCCCTATCTACAACTAATCCTCCCGAAGTAAGAGTAATTCCTGCTCCAGCTTCACCACTATTTATTATGATTATATTATCTTTAACCGCAAGATCAGTAGAACTTATAACAGATTGAGTTCCTGTTACTGTTAAATTTCTAACTTTAATGTCTCCAAAAATAGTTTCCCCATCGGTATCAAAACTAAAACCTCCACCGGGACCGGCTGAAATGGTAGCTTCATCTCCTAATTTCAAAGAGTCAGCAGCAAGATGAGCCGTCTTTGCATAAAGATTCAAAAACCGCTTGGAAGGTGAACCCAAATCTACCGTATCAGTTTGGTGGGGGAGGATAGATCCAGAAATAATGCCTCCCTTTGTACCTAATTTGTCCTCTTGTAGGTTTGTGGTAACTACAGCTGTCGACGTTTTTCCCTCTACCGAAGTTTCGGTTTTGCCGCTAATTACAACATCTACGGAAATAGCCATTTTAAGAATTAGATGGTTGAGTTACTTCAGGAAAGACGTTGAAATCACCTTTCATTAATTTTACCACAGCGCCGTTAGCATCTTCCCCCGCGCCTGTTGGGTATCTTTCTATATCGTAAACGAATTGTCCTACCGGAAGGCTTACGGTTTGAGTACCGCTTAAATAAATATCTATAAGGCCACTGACCCAAGCGTCTCCGCTTGTTCCAGAAACTATAGTAGGTGATAAATCTATAAGAGAATCAGTGCTACTGTAGCGGTACTTTACGACACCTCTTGCGCCGTATCCGCTTAAATTTATAGCATTCCCGTTGGTGTCCTTTACATTTAACCGGACACTTAACTCCGAACCTTGAGAAGCGTCAAAATTATAAACCGTTGCCATATAGCTTTATTACACTATATGAAGGTTTTTTTTGAAAAATTATCTTCCTTCAGAAAGAATTTTCATTGCTTGCTCATTTAACTTTTCTGAAGCGTCAGGTTCTTGGATTGGTTTTCTGTAAGAGGAAACATGCTTTCTGAACTCTCTTAACAAACGATCCCTTAACATTACGCGGTTATCTATAGGAATAATCCCTACTTTAGAAGCATGCGTCTGCATGTCAGAAAGATTCATTCCATCTATCCTGTCAATGTATACTTGCTCATTCATGGTGCCATATACTGAGTTGCCAGTATCTCCCCAAATCTGATCCAAAGTAGTTGGTTCGAATTTCTCTACTTTCCCATGAGCCTGAGACATTTGTTTTACAGAAGTTTTTTTTGCACTTTTTCTTTTAGCTGCCATAATCTTATCCCTTATACTAGCTAGAAATACACTTTTTTTCTAAAAAATAGAAAACCCCGACCCCCTTAAAGGGCCGGGGTTGATATTCTATCTTCTAATATTGTCTATTAGCTAGTTACGTCTTTACGAAGACCAACGATAGCG